CAAGCGTCAGTTCTATTTCAACGTCAAACACCACTCTGGCAAGAACATTGGCCGCTGGACACTTGACAACAGATGGTGTCCCTGCTGTCACACTAGACAATGCAAGAGTGTAGTTGTTGTTGTACCTCTGTGTTTGACCGGTCTGTATACTGAACTGCGATCCAGTGTACGAAGCACTGGTAATTTCAAGCCCTAGGTATTCATCGTTGAATACGCAATCGGCAAAAGTTCCGCTGGTGCCGCACAAGGACTCAACGGTTCCTCCGGGGCCACCATCACCACAACAACACCGCCTGCTAGTCATTCGCCGCAATCCCACAAGTTGGGTCTGTCAAAACAGGCGTGTTCCACGTTCACCCAGAACAGTACGATCTCTCCGTCAGCAATCGGAAGAATGGATTCTCCGGTGTCCAACGTGTCGCCCTGCACCGTCGTAGCCGTGTTGGTGGCCTCGGCCAGATTCAGGGCGTTCGTCCAAGTGCTTTGGTCGCCGGTCGCGAAGAACGTGTTGGTGCCGCGGGCGGCGGACTGGATGCTGTAGGACCATCGGTTGTCGTCAATGACCTCGGAACCTGTGATGGTTCCGAGGTACGGCCCTTTCCAGACTCCAGTCAGCGGTCCGATCATCAGATGGTCCCGAGCCCGTTCTTCCAGATGGTCAAGGCGTTGTAAGGCAACGTCGCGTTCGTGGAGAGGTCTGGCTCAAAGGTACGCGGGTGCGGGTCGATCCACGCGACCCCCTTGGCCTCGGTGATCTTGAACTGATTGGCACCAGTGCCGCCTTGGTGCCGGGCGGATGTAGGCGGAATCGTTCCGTCTACGGAGAACGGGATCTGCTCCAAGTTGTACCATTCGTCGATGCGGAGCACGATGTCCATGCGGTGGAACGTGCCGACGATCTTGGTGAAACTGACGCCTTCGACGATTGGCTCATAGTCTCGGTATCCGGACAAGTCCGGCATCAGACCGTTGGAGTCGGCCCACCTTGCACCAGTCGCACCAGCACCGTTTCCGTATGTCCAGAACGCCCAGATTGGGGAGACCGTCAGTGCGGTGTCTGTCGCCTTGAGGAAGTACGGGGAACGGACCACGCAGGACAGAATGAGTTGCGTACCGGCAAGCGTCAGCGTGATCGGCTGAGTGTTGAAGTCAACCGCTGTTCCGTTGATGTCAGACGATAGCGTGTAATCCGTCAGAACGTCGTCAACAAGTCCGGTCGTGGTACTTGCGAGCGTCGGCCTGTCCGCATTGACGCGGAAGCCTCTGGTCTGTCGAGCCTGCGGCTGAAGCGATATCTCGGCGTGGTTCAGGTACTGCTGCTCGACGATCGCCGACTCGATGTCGAAGTAGTAGATGTTGGCCGAGTTGGTGTCTCGCGTGCCGCGGATGCTGGTGACCTCGAAGCCCTCCACAGTGTTGACCGCGCCAGCCGATGCGGTGTATCCAGTCGCCAGAGTCGTGTCTGCCAAAATCGGGTGGGTATACCCAGCGAAGCCGAACGGCTTACCGACTTCCATGACGAACCCGGCCGCTTGCATCTTGTATTTGACGGCATCTGGGTCAAAGGCCGTCAGCGACCCACTTTCGTTGCACAGCATCTGCACCACGATGCGAACCGTTATCGTCGTCGGCTGGAACAGACCGCCGCGGGTGAACCGGCGAGATCCAACCTGCTCCCAAGCGTTGAAATCGGCGGAGGTGAAACTCGTCATGAATCGTACCCGCCAAAGTAGGGTCCAAACGCCTGTCGCATAAACTCTTGTCCAGCGATCTGGGCTTGCCGTTGCTTCAAAAGCATTCTTGCTCTTTCGTCAACCGCTCCCGGAACGAAGCCAGCATCACCCTTGATCGCTGGCGACATGTAATCGGACATGCTCAACCCAAGGGATTCCATGACGGCATTCATGACTATTTGGAACTGCAAGCCAACTTCTCGCCAAAGGTTGGCGTTGGCTCGTTCTAGTTCAGCAGTCTTAGCCATGACGTTCGAGACATCGGGCCGCTGGGCAAACGCCATCTCGTCCATCATCTTGCCGACGTTGGCCCCAACAACTCTGCCACCTTGGGGGCCCATGACGGCGAACCGGCTGGCCGAGGTGAACGCTTTGACGCCTTGGCGGACAACAAGGGCAAGGGCGGCGGCAGGTACGCCAAAGACCAACGGGATCAAAGCCTTTGCCTCGCGGGCGAGGAATGCTCTGGCCGCCTCGCCGCGTTCTTTCGCGGCAATCAATCCACGGCGTTCTGCAAGTCTTCCCGGCCTGTTTTTTGCGATTGATAGCCTAGCCTCAGAAACCCGCAAGCCCTTCATTCCGGCGGCAAATCGTTCTGGAGAAGCAAGATTCAGAAACCCGACACGTTCCCTCGCTTTGCGAAGGTTCTGCATCGCCATGGCTTCGTTGACGTAGAAGTCCTTGCGAACAGACTTGTGCGCCCGCTTCATGTCACGCACGAAACCGCCAGTGCGGCCTCGCACGTTGACAAAGAGATTGCCTACCGTTGCCATTTGGCTATCTCCTGAAGGGCTTGGCCCATCGTCTGCTTCTCACCGGCCTCGTATTGCCAGAAGAGAAGCCAGTTCAGGTACTCGCGGGCGGACATGCGGGAAAGGGCTTCGCCTACCGTCATGCCGAGTTCCTTGGCGAGACGGTGATTTGCCAGATCCCGCTCCGTCAGTTTCCCTCTTCGTCCAGACCGTTCAGTTCAGTGCAGAGGTCGTAGATCCGCTTCTGGATCGAGAACGGCCAGTGTCGAACCTGCTCCGCCGTCACCGCCCCTTGAGGATCCCACGACAGGGCGATGATCGCCGCCATGTCGGAATCCTCAGTGATCTCATTCCACTGGGCACCGCTCAGTTCACGCAAGGTGATCTGCTGGCCGTCAATCGTCGCGGTTCTGGTCTTGAAGGTAAACATCAAGGAGTCTCAGGTTCCGGGGCTGTTTGGTCAGGCGCGATCATGAAGTTCACGGTAATCGTCGCCGCCTCGTCCATCGAGGCATCAGCAGTGTACCCGGTGATGTAGACGTAACTGCTCACAAAGTTGTAGTCTGTGGTGCAATCGTCTGCCTTCCCCTGCACCAAAAGCCCGAGTCGAACGTCACAACCAGACAGTTCGCCCCCCACCGAAGTCAGATCGTCCGTCTGAAGGACTCCGGTGATCGAGCCGGTGGGCACCGCTCGGAGGCCCGGAAGGGCTGTTCGGCTGGCGTCGTTTGACGCCGTGATGTCGATCTGTGGTCGCTCGCCGCCATCAAGCGAAATGCTGGTGACGGCAAGGGAAAACGGAGTTCCTGCATCCGTGGGCGTAAAGGTGGCCGTGAGGCCGTTGCCGATGACCTTTGCCATCAGAAGTTCTCCATGTTGATGGTGATGACGTACTCGCCGGGCCTCTGCCCGTCATACGAGGGTTCGTAGGAACGAACCAGAGACTTGACGCGAACAGGGCAAGAGTCGCCCGGAGCCGCCGTCACGATCCGCTGTGCAATGGTCTCCGCACCCAGAAGGGTACGATCGACCACCGTGGCCTCCCACTGGATCAGCGGCGGCCCCGGATCCGTGGGGGTCGAGCCGGTGTAGACATCCTGCTGGAAGTCGTAGATCACGAACGGGAAGTCCGTGCCGTGCGAACGAACGAACGGCGAGACCTTGACGGTCCCGTCGTTCACTGCGGCGACGAGGAAGTCGTGGATAGTTTCAGGAACTGACACCGAGTGCCTCCTTGAACGCTTGGATGGCTCTTGCCATCGCCGCGGTTCTGGACTTCTCGAACGCAGCCTGCCGGACCTTGTAAGCCCGGTTCTGCTTCTGGTACTTCACGTTCCAAGCGCCGTCTTCGAGCAGGTGGGACAGGTTGCCTTGGTAGGTGTTGTCCCGGCCTTTCCGCTTCATCATCGACTGGTATCGCCATGGCTTCTTGCCCTTGGCGACGTTGAAACGGTAGCGGTAGGCGGTCGCCTTGGACGCGAAGTCCCGGAACCGCCCGCCTCGCTCCTTGTGCTTGTGCTTGCCCGCACCGTAGCGGTAGCGATGCCCGGCGTACTGGGCTTGGCTGGCGGCGTCCACGATCCGAAGAGCCTGCCGCAGTCCACGCTTCAGCCGACCGATCGCCACCTTGTCCTTGACGCGGATGATGTCTTCGATCTCTTCGAAGAGTTGCTGGATGTGGCTGTCGTCCATCACAGGTCCACCTCGTAGGCGTACACGATCAGGTAGCGGTCCCGTTCGTCCCATCGGTCGATCCGCTCCGGGCGGTACGTCGTCTCCTTGAAGACGATCTCGCAGCCGTAGTCCATGCGGTCGTCGTGACGCATGGTGAACTTGTAGTAGCGGCGGCCCGCCGTCTCCTGCATCCCGGCGTCCGAGATGTACCCCCGAATGCTCTTGGCGTCTGTCCAACAGTCGAACGAACTAAAGTTATAGGACGCTTGCCCGGCGTCGTCCGTGGACTGCGACGGGACTCGGACGGTGATGCGATGGCGGAACTTGCCGACCTGCATTACATCTCACCGTTTCGGTAGGACTCGATGATGGAGCGGTACGCGATCGGGACCGTCTCCAGTTTCGCCTCGTTCACCAGTTCGCGGTTCTCGTAGAAGTGGGCGGCCACGCCGAAGATCGCGAGTTTCAGGTTCGCAGGTACGTCGGTGTTGCCCGCCTGATATCGCCAGGTAACGGTCTTGCGGATCGTGTCGAGGTAGGAGCCGACCACCGGAACGAGGTGGTAGCCGCCGCGGCTCTTCAGGACGTAGTAGTACGAGGTGACATCGTCCGAAACGTCGAGTTCGGAGTCGTACCGAGTGACGGTGGTGCTAGCGTCCACCACCGGGTAGTAGGCGGACCGGAACGGCGGGATGAAGTAGCCCTCGCTCTGGTCGACGGTGCAAACTCGGCAGAGCCTGCCGGTCCAGTCCTCGATCGCCTCGACGGCGGCGTCGAGGCTCCTCTGGGCCGCCGGATGATCGTCGGTCGTCTCCAGACGGATATGGTCCGCGAACTCCGCGAGTTGGAAGTTGTGGGCTGCCTTGGAAACGAACTCGATCATAGTGGTCATCCGTCAGCCCCCCCCTCCCCGAAGGGAGGGGGGGACTCCGTGAGTTGTTGAGATCAGGCAACCCAGACGAGGGCACCCGCCGCGAAGGGGCGGAGCCAGCGGCCATCCGACCGCATCCGGGTACGATACACGACCTTGCCAGTATCGCCTTCCGAATACGGGTCGACCTGCTGGGAGAATCCAGTCCGGTCGAAGATGTTGTAGTCCTCGGCGTGGGCGAGGATCGCACAGGTGTCGCCAGCGGCAGCCGAGGTGCCAAGGTTGTTGCCGACGTACACCGGCAGACCGAGGATTGTACCGACCTCAAGGCTGTCAGCCGGGGTGCCGGTCAGCAGCGGCTGGAACAGCGGGCGACCGTTCGCGTCGACGATCTTCGAGAAGATCGCGAACGAAGCCTGATCCATCATCCAGCGAAGGCCGCCCCAATACTGCGCCGGGATGGCGTCGTAGCGGAGTTCGGTGAGGGCACCGACGACTTCGGTGGCAGCGACGGTGCCACTCGTCGAGATTGCGTTGCTCTTGTCGATGTCGACAACCTGCGCGGAAGGAATGTACCTCTGGATGCCTTCGGTAGCATCCGTCGAGTCGTAGGCCCAGCAGGGAGCCGGTCCAGCGGTTCCGCCACCGCCGTTGGCGTACAGGGCATCCCAGAGAACGCCATGCTCTTCGGCGTGCTGGAGCAGAAGTTCCGCAACGGCACGGCCACGAGCGTCACGCATGAACTCTTCGGTGACGATGGAACGCGCCGCCGTCTTGAAGTTGTTCACACGGACACGCTCAAGTTCCATGTCAACGAGGATGTAAATCTGCTCTTCGTTGGTCAGCGAAACCTTGCCGGTTTCACGGAAAGTGGCGTTCGACGACGCTTCAACGCGCTGTGCGACACGCTGAAGTTCAATGTCGTTTCCATAAGTGCGAGCATTGAAGAAGTTTCGCACAACCGTCTTCTTCGGGAGACGGCGGATGAGTTCCGCCTGCAGGTCAACCGGAATGGCGGCGTCGTAGGTCGAGTTTCCCGGAAGGACCATTCCGGGAAGCGATGACGAGGGGTCAGTACCGCCGACCGAAACCTCTCGGCCTTCAATGCTGATGTTGTTACCGTCCATCACAAAACGGTATTCGCCGTCGTAGTTCGCTCGTGCAGTGGTTTCGCCACGGAACGAGTAGGTCGGGGCCGCGGACTCTCGCATCTCGTTGTAGCGAGCCTTGGCCTCGGCGGAACGGATGGAGGCGTCGAGTTCCGCCATGCGGGCGGTGCCCTTCTCCAGAGCCTCGATCGACTCGGTGTCGTCGATGCTGTCGTTGCGCTCCATGATCGCATCGAGTTGCGAACGGAGTTCGTCACGCTGCTCCCGCAGCGAACGCAGGTCGTCCATGTCAGGACTCCTTCATATAGCCGCGGGCACCACGATAGGCTCCTGCGGTAACTACGGAAACTTCGGCCAATCTTGCCTTACGCACCGTGCGAAGGCTGGCCGACTTCGTGTGCATCCAATCGTCATCCTCACACTGGAAGCCGATGGATACGGAGCCGTCGAGGTCGCCGCGTTCCAACGCCTCGCGGATGTCCATTCGTGATTCGGGCAAGTTGCAGCGGAACATAAGCCCCTCTGCCGTCTCCTCGAATGCCAGCGTTCCGGCAGCCACACGGCCGAGAGGGACGCCCCGCTGGTCATGCTGAACAAGCATCACCGTTTCTTCGCTCCATTGAAGGGCACCGGAAACGAATCGTTCTCGGTACGGACGAGCGCGGTCGTACAGCATCCGGCTCGTCTCGTTGTAAGGGACCGCACAGCCGCGGAAGATGACGGGACCGTCACTCTCCCCCAGACTCGTCAGAATCCCCGTTGCCCTGATCTCCAGCGGCTTGCTGCTGGTTCTGTTCGACCGGGAGCATGTTGGGTCCAATCAGCACCTCGTCTCCGCCCTCGATGGGGTTGAATCCCATCATTTCGCGGGCTTCGTTGCGGGTCATGACGCCCGTCTGGACAGCGATCTGGATAGCAGCGACCTGCTCCGAGAACGTGCCACGGACGAGTTGCGTCGTGTCAAACACAAACCGATACCGCTCGCCGTCCGGCATGTGTGGAAGCAACTTCCACGCAAGTTCCGCGGCCCACGTTGCGGTGTATTGGCTCAGGCAGTTGTCAACGTACTGGCGAGCCTGCTCCGACACGCCCGAAGCCGACTCGGCCTCGAAGTTGTAGAGCATTTGCGGCGGGACGCCGTACATCTGGGCGACCTGATTGATCGAGAACTTTCGAGCCGCGATCCAGTCCTGATCAGTCAGCGACTGACCGACCTGCTTCACATCGGACTCGTTCTGCACCACGATCGGACGCAACATGCCTTCCGGTCCGCTATGGGCTCCCCGGAAGGCTTCTTGCATACGACGGACAGCCTCGCCGCCCATCGTTTCCTTGGTTGTGATGGCGATCTTGCCAAGGCCGGGCATCTGGAACGCAGACCGACCAGCGGCCTCCTGCTCTTGCCCAAGGGCCACAGAGTGCCGCCCGAGGATGATGGGGCTTTCTCCCCAGAGCATCCGCTGGTACGACGGCATGCGGAAGTGCAGGACATCGGTGTGCTTGATGTCGCCGTACTCGGACGAG